CGTCAACACGTCCAGCACGTATCTCTGCCTCAAGGTACAACTGATCACTCGGTGTTACATTCCACAGGCGGGCAAACAACTCACGAGTGTCGGGTCTTGGGTCGAAAGGTTCTAGGCGTGCCATGTCAGGAGGGACATGGTACCCATCATCGACCCATTTGGGAACGGAGCCCTTCGTTAGCTCCAGCGCTCGATCAGCCAGGGCCCTCAGGATGGGGCAGTTAGGAATCTCGTAAACAAGCGACAAAGCCTTTGCTCTTAGCAAGGAGCGCATCACAGCCTCCTTGCCGTCTATGAAAGACAAGGTCCAGCCAAAGCTCTGAAACACCCGTCTCGGATCCTTTATCATCTGGCCTGACTCGGGGAAGACCATGCCACAAAACCCATTGACTTCCCCCGTCTTCTCTGAAAGTGGAACACAAGGATCGGCCACCCTGCTGGATTTAATGGTAAATCCAAGCGCCGCGTATCTGCATGGTGATAGATCGGCTTTTGTTGCAAACACGCCATCGTCCCCTTCTACAAAACCAAAAATCTCGGCCCCTTGGTCCTCAGCGATAAACTTAGCCAACATGAGGTTGGTAAATCCATTGCCCAGGCTGGTCCACATGTCACCTGACATGCGCCTGCCGCACACGGAAGCCTTGACTCCTAGTCTGGTCCGCATCCGATTCGTCCCGGAGTTGGCTCGTATAAGATCCTCGAGCCCACCCCATCCCGATAACAGATGCCTGAAGAGAACATTCTCACACGCGTCCTGAAGAGCAGGTACGAAGTGAGACTCGAATGCCGTAAAATCGGTCACCCAATACGAAAGACCAGCCTGGCGCAAACCCGCAATTAGCGCTGGCCTCTCCGGTATGGGCACGTGCTTGATGAATTCGGGGCAGTTATGATAAACGATGTCTTCACAGGCTGATATATAAGGTCCGGCCCATGACTTAAACGCGTCACATCGGGAGTTTATCATCCGCCCATGCTTGTAGTTTCCATAGCATTCGGATTTGATGAAAGAGTCAACATGGTGCAGTTGCCTCTTCGTCGGGTGTCCACCTTGCAACGCCAAGAAAGCGTCGGTCAGTTGCTTTCTGCGTTCTTCGTTGTAGTTCACGCGAGTGGCAATCCACGAAGCGAAACTCACGTTCCCCAAATTGACACGAGGGAAACGCTTTACGTATTCGCTCACGAATCGCTTAAACCGTGACAGTACTCCGGCGGACGCAGCTGGAACATCGCGGAGCAGACGCGCTGCGTAAGCGTCTTGCACCGTCTCAGAATCATTAGAATCAACACAGATAGGCCCGTAACCTGGAATAGCACCGAAAGGAAGCCGTCTGAACATTTTACGACGAGCCCTGGATCGCTGTGTCGGGGTGATGAAGGAGCCTCTCTCATTCCCGAGAAGAGAGACCGTTGCGAACGGAAGTGGTGTTTCACGTATACGGGCTCCTAAGGCGTAGACGC